AACCGCACAATCGTGGCAGATGCCGCCTCGCCTTTTAAGGCCAGGTCCGCAATCGATGGAATCAACAGCTTTGCCATTTCATCGGCAATACCGCCAAATAAATCAGCTATTTTTTTATCGTTCGCAGCGTTATCGCTAGTAAGCGCAATATCAATCGTCTTCTTGTAGCCATCGATCGCGCTTGCTTCGATACCCAATGCCGCACCAAAACCCTTGGCAGCGGCCTGCATCGACGTAAAGGTATCTTTAAAGAAGCTGCTGGTATCAGAGCTCAGTGCCTGGGTGTTGGTATAGCGTTTGTCGCTACGAAATAGCCCACCTTTTTCCAAAATGTTTTGGTAAGTGTTACCCGCTAATCCATTACTATCTAACGTACCTTGAATACCAGCGCTTTGTACTGTCGGGTTTTGACGCCCAAAGACGCGGTTTAAGGTTGATTGCCCGGTAATGATATTAGACAGCGTTGCGCTTAATCCAAGCTTTTGAAATAATTTATCTGATAGTAATGTACCCACAGAACTCACCGCGCCAAGCGTGGTTTGATCTGTCGTACCATTCGCACTATCCCAACCTTGCTTGCGCAGATTATGCGCAGTCGTCATCCCCGCGATAATCCAGCCGATGATGGGTATCCATGAAACAGAAGAAGCACCAGCGGCAACCGCACCAGTGCCTACTGAGCCAGTACCAGCACCCGCAGCAGAACCAGTCAATGCAGCCGCCTCACCCGCCGAACTTAATGCCGCTGTACCACCAGAAGATAAGCCAGCACCAAATCCGGTTAATGTCGATGATCCTAAAAAGTTACCCGCAGCACTAACTCCTGTACCAAAATACCCGGCGGCACCGCCAGCAGTTGAAAAACCATCCCAAAGCGTTTTTCCCGCTGATAGTAAAGTCGTACCATTACCAAATAAACTACTCCCTGCTGAACTGGCAGCACCATTCGCCGCACCCTGGGCGAATGAACCAGTAACACCGTTGACAATGCCCTGCACTGCCATTTTCAATACTGTTGTCTTGAACAGATTTTTGATGCTATCCCAGAAGGTCTGGAAGAAACCTTTGCCAGATTCAAAGCCGCGCATCAAAGCATCACTTAGGCCCTGATATAAACCATCGGTAAATTTCTTCGATTCTGCGGCCAAATTATCAAATGATTTTTTAGCCTCTGTCAGTGATTCAAAATCGCGTGATGCTGCTGCGCTGCGCTTTTTGGCAGCGATTAAATCTTCGAGCGCAAGTGTTTCTAAATTGCATGCGCCAATAGCATCATTCTGTGATTTTTGCGCCTCCAGGCGTGCAATATCCAAGTCTTCAATCGCGCTCTTGGTTAAGCCAAAATTACGTACCAGCTCTTCTTGCTTGCTTGCCTCATCTTCTGCTGATTTGATCAGTGTTGCGCTTGCTGCTGCTTTGGCTTTGGCTTGCTCCAAATAAAATTTGTTTTCAGCGGAAATTTGCTCATTCACATCCAATATTTTTAATTGCGCGCGCGCCTCATCAACGCTTAATACCGTGCCTTTTTTCTTGGCGATAGAAACTAATTCTTCTAACTTGATGGTATCTTTTTGTGATTCAGTTAATTGCGCATAGCCGGTCAATTCCAATTGGCTTGCGGCGACCTTTTCACGGATCGATTTTGTCAACGACTCGTAGGCGGTTTCTTCTTTATTGAGTTTTGAAGCGAGCAAGGCAGCGTCTGCACCATCTTCACCGGCTGTATTAAAGTTGAGTTTTTTCCTAGATGTTGTGGCTCCAGCATCTTGCTTACCGAAGACTGATTCAGCCAATGCTATTTGCATTTTTTGCTGAATCTCTATCGAATCATTGGCATAGGCTTTTTGCAGTGCAATTGATCTTGCTGCATAATTTTTCTCAGATTCATACTGCACAGCGCGCACAGCTATTTTTGCCGCCATTGCTTTTTCAGTTGCCGCACCATCCATGTTCCATAGATCGGCATACTTTTGATTAGCATCAGTCAGTATTTTTTCTCTCTCTTCTAGCGCGGCTTTCAACTTTGGAAGGCCGAGCGCTGGATTTGAAAAAGCAACTGTTCCCGCTGCCAACACGCTTAGATCAGCACCAACTACTTTAAAACTGCCAGATACCGCAGATAGCAGAGAAGGGATTACACGGAAGACATCAATCAATCGCGCCACGCCCATCGCCGCAGCATCTGCCCAACTACCAATGCCATTGTCTTTTGCCAGATCTTTGGCAGCACCATTGACAACATTTGTTTGCGTGGCCGCCTCTAGCAGCACATCGGCAAAGTCTTTCATTGTCGGAAGCAAGGCAACAGCGATGGTTTTAAAAAACATGCCATTGACAGCATCAAGCTTGATCATGTCGCGCGTATAAGCACGGGCGGCAGCCGCTTGCGCATCTGTTACCTTAGCGACGATATCGCCTTGCTGGCCAATGAGCTTTAATGTCGGCAACATCTCTGCGCCAGACTTACCAAATAAGGCTTGCGCGATCGCTGCCTTACCCGCGCCATCTTCATAGAGTGCGAGCTTTTTGGCGATCTCTGTAAATAAATCTGCCGGGTCTTTTAAATTCCCCGCCGCATCTTTAGCCTGAATACCCAGATACGACAAAGCCAATCCTGCGCCCTTCGTCTCTTTATCTGCACCGGCCATACCTTTGGCCAGCTTAACCAATGCACCAGAAGCGCTATCAATATCCGAGCCAGATTGTTTTGCAGCAAAGCCGATTTTGGAAAGACCCTCAACACTGGACCCTGTTTTCTCAGATAAGTCTTTCAAATGCGCCATCGCATCGATGATGCCGAATATCTTGTTTTTTACCGCATCAATCGATAACCCAACCGCTGCGCCCAGGATCAACGTTTTGGCAAATCCTGCTAGTGAGTTACCTGCACTTTGTGCAGCATCACCCACCTTACCAATAGCGATCGTATGTGCACCGGCACCAGCCGCAGCAGCAGCTTGCTTTGCCTTAACGGCATCAAGCTGCGCCAAATAAGGGGCGAGTGCATCAACACTGATACCACGTTGATTAGCTAATGTTTTGTAATAATCGGCGCCAGATTTAGAGCCTGCATCGAGCGCCGCTGTTGTGCGCTGGATAGAGCCGATCATATTGCGCGTAGCTGCATCGACTTTAGCCGCAGAACTTGTGCCACTATCACCAATCGAGCCTAAACCATCAGACGCATTTTTACCCGCTGTCTTACCTAACTTGCCCAGGTTATCGAGCGTGCGGGCAATGGGAGCAATGCCGTCAGTGACTTTAGAGCCATCAAGCCCAACGTTAATTGTTGCATCAAGAGTTGACATACGCGCCCAATAAAAAAGCCAGCGTTTAGGCTGGCTTGGTCTTTACTATTTTTAATACCGTTGATTCCATGGTACGAATATCGTCTTCCAGATATTCATACTCATCCGGTTCTAATTTCAACCTGTCCATCTTATGAAACAACACCAGATAATTTAGCCCAGCAATGCCATTCATCGAATGCACCCACTGGGTACTCATGTAGATAAACAGGTGTAGCGCTTGCCGGCAATCTGGATAGACTTCTAACTGCTCGCCTGCAAAATCTTCTAGCGTCAGACCAGATGCAGCCAATTCAGCAGCATCTGGCTCTGGCTCATAGAGTTTTTCTGCAAGCGCTTCTAGTTTTTTGTGCGTGCCTCTGCCACGGTTTTACGGTAGATATTGGCAATGGCAGCAAGAGAGCCAGGGTTTTCATTCTCTAGCTTGATCAATGTCGTTTCATTGAGTTCTTCCTCAAGGTCCCAACCATCAACAATTTTCAGCACATACGTCACTCCGTGTGTATCTGCAATGTCATACCATTCAACCATGGTGCGGTCTTGCGCTTCGCCATCGGCTTTCTGATCTGCTTTGACATCATTTATATTGGCATCGGCTAATTCCGCAAATTGCTTACGGGTGCGATAAATAAAACTAAATTCAATCGCCGCAGTTGAGCCGTCTACCATAACGATTTCAACAGGCTTTTTAAAAGACTTTGGTGTATCAACAAACTTAAATTTGGATTGCTTGGCCATGATGTACTTTCTTGTAGTGTATAAAAAAAGACCTCCCAAGAAGCTATCAAGGGAGGCTGAAAACCAGCCCGAAGGCTGGCAGGAGGCAAGGGTTAATTAGGTCGCGTAACGAACTGGGCGGCCTTGCAGGGCGACGCCTGCTTTGACTGACATCAAGTTTCCTTTTGTCAGCGATGGTGTTTCATCGAAAGCGAAAATGCCGTTGTAGAGAATGAAACCGCCCGCTGGCAAGGTAGCGCGCAATGCGGTGACTGCGCGAGTAAGCGCCACCGCTTTTACTGCTACATAACCCGCCAAATTAGGATCATCGGCAATTTCCAAGGCTAAGGACTGCGCCGAGGTTGTCGTTGGGATCTGGCTATCAAAATTTTGCTCCAAGAAAGAGTAAGTTTGATATTGAGGATCGCCACCGCTGGATGTGCAGCCCATGATTTGGGAAATTTGCGTCCAGGTGGTAATTTTGCGAATAGCACCAGTACCAGAGCCAGCAGGGAAGTTGACAACTAAAGAGGTATCAAAACCTTCAAGTGTCACTGTTGTGCCAGAGACGGCGCTCAGTCGGAAAATGCGATTATTTGCATTCGACCAGCCAGAGGTAAATTCAACATAATCACCAATTGATAAGGTATTGGTGACAGTTAAAACAGCAGGGGAAGCATTCGTGGCAGCAGTGACTGTCAACGAACCTGCGTAAGCGGTAGCAAGTGCAAGCACAATGCCGTTTGGAAGAGATACAGCCATTTTGATTTCCTTTCAAGGAATAAAAAAGCCACCCGAATGGATGGCCGTTGTTGCGCCCGAAAGGGCAATAAAAAAGCCAGCGGTTTAGGCTGTCTTGGTTAAATGGTTGAGGTCTCTAAATCACTAAGACCAGAATGAAAAATCTTGCATCGCCCCGTACAGTTTTAATTCAGGCTCATAGCTAGCGACTACACCGCCTTCGATCAAGCCATACAGCGGCGCGGCAACCATGGCGTTTTCAATTAGCCTGGTGAGTATCGCCACGCCGATCCGGGTCGTGTCCCAGACGTTAATCTGTATACGGGCATTCTTTTTATCAGAATATTCCGCACCTAAAAAGTTGACTGGCTTGCCGCCGACTTGCTGATAAGTGATGTAGGGTGTTGGCGTGTTTTCTGGCGCAATATCTGGGTAGACCCGCGCCGCGACCAGCGCTGTCATCGCATTAAATAAATTAGCTTCAAGCATTACTTAATTCCCTTACCTTTTCATGCAGGCGCGCAACCGCAGCACGCATAGCTTCGTCAATCTTGGCATCGTAGGTTGGACGAATAAATGGCCTAGCGGCCATTCTTGATGTCCCGTATTCCACTAAATGCCAATGTGGCGCCTTCTTTTTGTTTGGCCCGATAGAATAGATATGCTTTCCATTGACCGATAATTTTGTGTCGTGATACTGGTAGAGCGATGCTTTCAAGTTACCAGTTGACCCTACTGGTACTCGTATATTTATTTCGGTATAAATGATTTGTGAGGCTGCATACGCTGCCGACCTGATGGCATGTTGCTGAATATCAGTCGTCAACTGAGTCAGTGATTGCATCAGCTTACTGGTATCAAAATCGATGCTTAACATCCGACACGCTCCAATTCGACGCGGCCATAAATCGTTTTCAGCAATATTCTTTTTTTATATTTATGTATTTTTAACGGGAATCGCGCGACAGTAATTTTCCCTTTCGCCTCATCCGCAGAAACAACATGCTTAATGGTCCTACCATTGAGAAATACTTTTCTAATATTTTTTGCCTCAAAAGTTCCCGCTCGAATCATCATACGACACGCTCTACAGTTAAATCCATGAACACAGCGTTTTGCGGTAGCACTGCCGTGATGTTGTAGTTGACGCCTGCATACACCGCCCGCATTGCTGGCGTGATGTCTGAGCGCTTTCTGGTGCGAATGCTGGCCTGTGTTGTTGCTGTGTCTTGATTGGCCTTGATCGACTCTAAGCCTCGCAGAAAACGCACGTTTGCCCAGATATCGCCCACATCAGACCACGTTTCGACAGGCTGCCCGATGGCATCAACACTTGCCGTGCGCTGCTGTACCGTTACTCGATGCGTTAAGTTCATCCGTACACCTTTTGACTGTCTAGCAAGTGATCGATAAACGAAGCTTGCACGGTGTTTTCTTGCGCCTTTATTGATGCGTCAAACTGTTCGCGCAATTTGGCGAGAATAAACAATTTAAATTCGGCCGGCACGTCTGTGATGAGCGGACCAGAGCCATGTACTGAATCTACTTTGACAGAATTTATTTTATCGTAAGTGTTAGGCCATGTTTTGCCGAAAGCTGGCACGACCCAAGCTGCCTGCGACTCCGACGATAATTCATAATCAGCTGGATTAAGCGTTTGCTCCACGCCCGCAACATCAAGATATTTAAGCGAAGTAATGGAAGAGCATGAGGGAAAAGGTAAGCGAATTGCATCAGGAAATTTGTCTAAAGTAGTACGCCAAGTTTGATCCAGTATGACTCTGCCTGTTTGATGTTCTGCATACGCAACAACGCCCTTGATCCATGCCGTGACCGTTATGTCAAGGTCGGCAGTATCAATACCTAATTGCGTTTTAGCGTCAGCAAGCGACACTTCCAAAACAGCGTTTGGCGTGATTCTTGTAAATGTCATGGAAACCTTCAGGCGTAAAAAAAGCCCCGCAGGAGCTTGATTGAATTAATTGTGTTTTTTATTGCGTAGGGCGCTGCGTGTTGATGAATCGTCTGTGATAGCCGCTGCCAGGTGGCGCATTGACAAAAAACGTTTCTAGCGCAATTGCCAGTTGATTTGTTTCACTGCCTTCTACCCATGCCGCCGCAAGCAAAGTACTGAGCGCCGCATTTAGCGAAATACTTTGACCTTCACTGACTTCTGTCCAAGCTGCATCCAGCGATACACCCAAAGGAGCCGCCGTTATCGCAACTGAGACAGTCTCAGACCCTTCTACCCATGCCGCTGCTACCGTAACGCCAGCGACGCCGAAAGTAAAAGTTAAATTAACGGGCGAGCCTGTCGCCACATAATCGACATATAGTTGATATTGAGCGGTATAGATGCCATCGACTGCGCTGGCGATGACGCTGCCGTCTTCGTAAGCGTAGAGCGTTAAACCAACAGGCCAGGTTGTGATGCGACCGCAAATCTCTTTTCCGTTATCGGCTGGCAGAGCGACATCATCATATAGATAGCCCGTGCCGTTGTCGCCAGTGACCGCGAGGTTTTGGGCGATGACGCCACCGCCTGTTTCACCGATGAGCAGTGCGCCACTTATCCATTCTGTGGTGTCGATTCTTAAGCTCATGCTGCTGTCGCCGTTGGTAATCTGCGCCCGTTGGAGGTGAGTATTACTTCATAAGCATAGAGCGTGGCTGGGATAATCAAGGCATCAACGACCGTGACAATACCGCCCGCGCTGCTGGTTTGGCCAGTTTTACGCACGACTAAAACTCCTGTGGTTGCGCTGTACACATTGACGATGACGCCTGTTTCATTTGCCAGAATTGTGCCGGTGTTATTTTTCAAAACTGGCGTGGTGATTGTGCCGGTGCCTGAGCTGGCATTACCCACCACGGCAACAACTTCGCTGCCCTCTGTCCATACCGCCGCAACAGTGACGCCTGAGATCGCAACGTTGGCACCGATGGCGACTGTCTCGCTGCCTTCAGTCCATGACATGGCCATCGTTACGCTTGATGATGCCAACTCATATGCGCCAACATCATATGTTGTGGATACGCGAGCAGTGCCAAGAATATCGCTGGCCGCATTGGTTGCATCATCTGCGCCGACATTGATCAATCCAGAGCCCGCTTTTAATCGGAAATCATGTGTTGTGTTAGTGACGTTTTCAAATGTCGCTGTCGAAAACGCCACTACTGTGTAGCCTGTACCTGTGCCACTGGAGTAGCAATTTGTTTTTGTGATTGTTCCATTCGATGGAGCAGTTGCATTACCAACGTAACAGTTGGTCATAATAGAAGTTACATAGTTATGACTTATGCCTGTCGTTAGGGTGACGCCTAGCGATATAAAAGTGCAGTTATAGGCCTTAGTTCCGTTCCATAGTTTTGAGATAAATACAGATGCGCTAGTATTCTTTTGTATGATCAGAGAATTGCGAATAGTGTTTACCTCTGAGCTTGCAAATGTACCTGCCGCACCCAAAGCATAAGACTCCAAAATACATTGATTTGCATCACTATTAGTTGTACCTGCCGAACCAAATTGAAGCGCGGCCGCCGCACCAGCGCCTGATGCTGAACTTGCTATCTGTAGCTTGTTAATTCTTGTATAGTTCTGCCCCACGACAACGGCTACAGCATAACCAGCAGTGACGCGAATAGCCGCGCCATTTGATGCGTTATATCGCAGCGCGTTTGTCGATGCTGAAGCATTGTCGATAAACGATGCGCCTGCTTGCGTGGTCAGTTCTACATAGCGTGTTGAATCTACTGTTGTGCCAGAGACTGTCAACAATGTTGACGCACTGGTAAATTCTTGATTTTTAACTTGGCCTTGCCAGATTTGATCAACGCCCACCAAGCTCGAAGGGCAAGCATCCTCCCACGCTTGCAATGTGGTGTAATCGCCGCCGGTACCGATTGTTTTTACTACGGTAGTTGCCATTAGAAAAGCCTCGCCATTAATTGTGCACGCGTGAGTACATCGCCAGACTTGAGCATGTCTGGATTAATACCAAGGCGCCGACGCCATGGTGTTTCGTTCATCCGTGCAGGTTCAAGCAGCGCTTCGACTTCGCTTTGTGTTAATTCGCAATGGACGATGATCCAGTCTGGATTTTTGCGCTCTGCATTCGACCACGGCCAGCCGTTTTCTACCGCTGCAATCACGTCTCCCGCTTGGCTGGCCGTGTCGTGCAACTCACTACCGACCGGCTGCTTATGATTGACTCTAATGAGCAGTTCCATTAGTAACCCCATTGTGCAAGTAGTTCAGCGCCGCCAATCTCAGCCCATGCCGCCTCAACCTCTGGCGACCAGATGCGATTGAAATCTGAGTGATCAGCAAACCATGTGCGCGTCATCATTGGCAAGTTTTCAAAAGCGCCTTCGATGTATGGCACGTCTAAAAAGGCGGCAATGCGATTTAATTCTGTTGCGTCTTGGATTAAGTTTTCATACTTGACGATGAGCGTATTTTGAGCGGCCAACCACCCAGCATACTTGCTTAATTCTTCCGCAAAACTTTTGTCCTGAAACTTTTTTAAACCGGTAATGAACATACCAGCCGTTACTGGCATGCCTTGAAAACGCAGCCATGAGCAGACAATGTTGCGCGGGTCGCGCTTGATAAAAATGTGTTTATCTTCTACAGCCTCGCCAAACGGCAAATGATTGACCGAACAAGGCACGCCAAGCAATTGCACCGCTTTGACCAGCGCATGATTGCCAGATTTTGGAAAGCCATTTGTCGTTACCATTTTTTTATACCTTCGTTTGATTCAATATGGATAAATTTACAGTTGGTTATTTTTTGCACTTCTTCGCGTAATTTTTTATCACCACAAATTGTTGCAACGATCACTCTGAAACCTTGCGATTCAAGCACCCGCGCCAGATGTGCGATGCGACAATTCTGTGTTCGCCTATCCGCTGGCGAAAAATTTAAATCAGGCCATACCCGGCGCATGTCATCACCGTCTAGCACAATCGCACCGGGCGTTTGTGCCTGTATTTGCCTCGCCAGTCTGGTTTTACCCATACCAGAATCGCCATAGATCCACTCAATCATGGGAAGCTCACCGATGCCCAGGCATTTGCGGCGGTAATCGTGACTGTTTTCTTTGATACTGGCGTGACATAAATGTCGCTAATGGGTTCGACCTGTACGGTGCGAGCGCCTAAAATACTAGTGACTTCGCACGACCAGCCGGCCGCGCTCTCTACGACATTTCTAAAAGTTAATCCCTCGTTAATGCCGCCGACTAAATCTACGGCAGGATCAAGATCACCGGAATGACTTGTAAATAGTGGATAGCCTTTGCCCAACTCAAACAAACCAAATGGGTAACTATCTGTAATCTGCGAAATAATCGAACCAGTTGAGTGATTGCCATTGTTCCAAACAAAGGCAAAACCTCGTTTCGCTGCCCGCATGGCGATAACCGCATCGACATGATCTGAAAAATTCACGTAGCCATCTAAGCGACC